GTGGACGGGGCGTAGATGCTGCTTGCCGAGCATAGTTACCGCGACAAAGCACTGTTCCCCAACCGTCGATGCGACCACGCCAGGAACCTCCCCAAGGCTTACCGGCTGGCCGATCTGGTACGGGTTGGATGCGAGTCGAGCCCGCTCCTGAATGCGGTCCATCGTAGTCTTGAGGCGAATGATTTCGACGGGATCGACCGTGCCGATTGCCCTTTTCACGTACTTCGCATCGTGCGGTTTGCCGTAGGCGGTGATGTACCCCCGCATAATTGGCACTTCGCGAACCACTGGCTTTCGGCCCGGCGTGCGGCGCTCAATCTGTTCCGTTGGCAGTTCAGGGCCATAGCCGGCGCGGGATAGCTCTTGCTCGGCCTTGAACTCCATCTGAGGTGCAGTTCCGAAAACGACGGCTCGATTGCTCATGATGTCTCCCTGTAAGGGGACGCGGCACGCGTAGGCTGTCAGTGGGCGTAAATCTCCGGGGTCGGCATTACGTTGTCGTAGTCATCCAGCAGGTCTTCCAATGCCGCCTTAACGAGATCCTTGCATCCAAAAGCGCGGGCTCGGATTTCATCTGGCGATATCACGATCAGCATTACAGCCTCAGTTTTCTCGTCGGTAATATCGGCTAGTTCGGCTTGTAGCTGTTCGAGTGTCATTGCGTCCCCCTTGCTCTGATGGCAGCGGCAATTTGCGAGGCCATGTCAGAAGCGCGCGGGCCTTCTTCGCGATAGCTTGCATCCCATTGCGCAGCGTGTGCGTCGGCAATCTTGGCGCATTCAGAACGCTCGGCAGAAATGGCCGCAATAAACGCATTCTTGATCGTGTGCGCTGCAGCTTCGAGATTGACCGTCCGCATCAAGTTGTTGTTGTGAAGGTCGGCCATGAGCGCGCTGGCGAGGCGTTCTGGTTCCGTCATTTCGCGGCCCTCGCTCCCGTGACCTTGTTCGCCTTCCTACGCCTTCCCGCCCTTACGTGAGGGGGAGCGGTGTCCTTTTTGACGATGCGATGTTTGCCGGTGTCGTCAGTGCGGACGAGAACGCCGGCCATGGGGATGCCTTGGGCCTTCACTCTCACCTTCGGCTTGACGTAGGGCGTAGGAGGTTTGGCCATGGCGTCCTCTATGAGCTGGTAGAGCAAGGCTTCGGTCTGTCCCATTATGCCGCCCTCTTTAGCTGTTCCGTTATCGCCGCCCTAGCCGCCCTGATCTGCTCTGCGGATCTTCCGTTTATGGGACGGGACAACCGCAACGCCGTGAGTGCTTTCGTGAGTACGAGTTTCATCTCGTCGGATTGCTGATCTATCCCGAGTAAGAAATCCATTCCTTCGCGGTGGGGGTTCATGGCGTCACTCCGCTGCAAATAGGTCTTTCACTACGCCTTCGTTTTCGACGCTCGATAGGTTCTTCAATGCCTGCCGGAAGTAGCTCGGTTTCAGTTCCGCCCCGATCGCCTTGCGACCCATTTGCAGCGCGACGTAAAGCTCGCTGCCAATGCCTGCGAACGGGGAGAACACCACGTCGCCGGGGTTGCTCCAAAGATCGAGACACCTGCGGATAACGGTCAGTTGGAGCGGGCTGATATGAGCCTCGTCGGGCTCGTCGCGGGCATCCTTGCGGCTCAGCACGTCGCCTTGCGCGATATCGAGCCAGACGCTTTCGGCGTAGCGCTGCCAGACCGCGACCGAGTACCAAGGATCGCCGGGCCGATCGTGCGACACTCCACGGAATGCGCTCTCGCTCTTGAGTGCGCCGTCCGGGGTTGTCTCGTCGCCGTAGTATGCATCGAACGGACCTGATACCGGATCGGGGTTATCACCCGGCTTGCGGAACACGACAACGTAATCAGCCAGTGCCATGCGGCTGATCGTCGAGTCTTTGCATACCTGTTTGTGCAGGAGCCCAATCGACTTCGACCGCTGCATAGCCGCGACTGGGTCTTTGCGGATCATCACCTCAGAATGGAAGTACCAGCCGGCATCTTGATGCGCGCGGACGATCTCGCCTCGGAAGTCACGGATGCCGATGAACCCATCTCGCGTCTTGCTGGTCGGAAGCTGCATGCAATGCACCGCGCACAGCCGGCCCGGCTTAGTCGCCCGCAGAACTTCCCCGATCAGAAACTTGTAATGGTCCCAGAATGTCGTCTTGTCGCGGCAGTTGCTCATGTCGCGCGGATCGTCTGAGAATGTGTAAAGGCTCTCGAATGGTGGCGAGTAGACCGTCATGCCGACTGTCGCGTCGGGCAGTCCTCGTGCCACTTGCACGCAATCCGCATTCCAGATCGTGAAGTTCTTCCCCGAGAATTGATCGTTTACTTTGTTCATTCTGATCTCCACGACGTGAGCCCTGCTCATCGCCTGTTGCTTCACGTATTCAAAGCCAAACCGGCAGTTCCATCGACTTCCGGTGTTCAACCATTTCGATCTTCGCTTTGCCTTTCAGCGCTCGTTTGGTGAGGTCTTTCATGTGCTCCGCCATTTGTTGGAGCATGTAGTCTGCGGCTTTCTCCTTTGCGTCGAGGTTGGAAACGACCGCGCCCTCCGTCTCGGCTGCGATGCAGTATACGTGCACGGGCTTGGTTTGGCCGAACCGCCAGCATCGACGGATGGCTTGGTATTGCTGCTCGAATGAATTGTTGAGCCCGACGAATATCATCCGATTCGCGATCTGGAAGTTGAGACCCCATCCCGCGATCTGCGGTTTGCTCACGAGTATCTTGACGCCGCCTTTTGCAAACCCGAGCAGTCGTTCGGCCTTCACGTCAGCATCGTCCGACCCGCTCACTTCGACGGCGCCAGTGATCGCAGATGAAAGCGCCTTGGCTTCGTCGTTGAGATTGCACCAGACCAACCAAGACTCGTTCGGGGCTTTGTCGATCAGGTCGACTGCGGCTTGCACTCGTGTCGATATGCTGTCGCGTGCCGTCGCGCGCTGTTCCTGCAACGTCGTCGCTTCCATCGGAAACAACAGCCCCGTGTCGAGTGAGTGCTTGTACTCAACGGGCACCGTGATCTGATGCTTGTAAAGCGGAGGCAGATCGTATCCCGTGTCGTCGTATCCGATGTCGCGGGGATGACGGATTACGACTGCCCACGTTGAAATCCAGCGCCAAAAGTCACTCTCGGCGTGGCCCTTCAATCGCCAGTCCGCGATCGGCTTCGAGCCGTGATTGTGCATGTTGGTCGCTTTTCCCGACCCATCGTGCACAAACCACGTCGCCAGCATTTCCTTGGCACTGAGAACGCCAAGAAACTCCGCGTGGTTGCCAAGCTCCACGTAGTCGTTCGGTGCAGGTGTCGCCGTGCAGCAAAGCCGGTATGGAACGTCGCGGCACATCTCGGTCAGGATCGCGCGGGTCTTGCTGTCGTGCGCCTTGATGATCGAGCTTTCGTCGAGCACGATTGCGCAGAATTCGGCCATGTCGAACTTCTCGACGCGATCGTAGTTCGTGACCACGATGCGCGTTGAAACTTCCGACTGGTCGCGAGCGTATGCCACGCCGTCGATGCCGAACTTCTTCGCCTCGCCAACGGTCTGTTGGGCGACGGCTAATGGCGTGAGGATCAACACTCGGCCGTTCTCGTGCTTGGCGACGATATCGGCCCATGTAAGCTGCATGAGGCTCTTGCCGAGACCCGTTCCAGCGAATATCGCGGCACGCCCCATCGTCAGCGCCCATGACACGATATCGGCCTGGAACGGCTTCAGAGCATCGGGGAGTTTGGGGACTTTGCGCAGTCCGGCCGGCCGGGGCTGAACCATCTTGCGGGCGATAAAATCGATATACGGATCGGTTGTCATTGTAATGTTTCCTCGTGCATCCAGACGAGAACGACAGCGTTCCCCTCGGTTCCCCATACCTGCCAGCCCTTGGCGATGTAGTCCTTGGCCATGTCGAGGGGCACGCGCTTGTGCCAGTGGTTTTCGTAGCTCATGAGCTTGCCCCCAGAACGTCGTTCCAATCGCCTTCCAGGTCGGGAATTCGAACCTCGGCCCGTAGCCCTTCGATGTTGAGCCGGTGCGCAAGAGACCACGCCGCTGCTTGCCCCGTGCAGTTCGCGTCGTTGTCGCCGAACACGATGATGTTGCGGGCGGTGATGGGCGGTTGCCACTTGAGCATTCCGCCGGCCGACAGAGCCGACCACACGGGAACGTCGAACAGCTTCGACGCTGCCATGGCTGTTTCGACGCCTTCGGCAATCCCCATCGTGTCCGCGGACGGGGCGAGGCGAACGGCGCCCCCGTGCGGGATTTGCGCCGGGGCGAGCTTGCGCGGCTTCGGCACTTCCGCCTTGCGCCCGTTGCTGTCGAGGTAGGTGTACTGGATCGTATGCTTTGCACGATCTGGGCCGACGAACAGCGCCAGCATGACTGGGTGTTCCGTCTTCGACTTGTCGTCGTGATAATACGAGAACTTGGCTATCCAGCGCAGAGAGGCCACACCCTCGAACGACAGCCCGCGCCGGGCGAGATACAAGGACGCGGGATCGTCGCCATCGAGCGGCAGAGCCGCACGCCACACGCTTTCGAGCCGATCGATGTTGTCCGACGATCGCTTCGCCTTGGGCACCTCGACCACCGCTGATGGTAGATGTTCCTCGATCAGCCGCTTGGCCTCGATAAACGTCATGCCCTTGAACTTCATCACGAGGTCCACGCCGGAACCCGCCCCGCACTGGTTGCAGTAAAACGATCCGCTGCCGGCCTTGTCGTCCCACCTGAAACGATCGGTTCCGCCGCACATCGGGCATGGGCCGTGCTTGCGCGAGAGGAACTGCTCGTGAATGCCGATCGCCGGGAGGAGGTTGCGCCAGCGCCCAATGGCGCGGTCTTGAATGCGCTCAAACTGCATGTGCCGCCTCCGTCTTCTTTGACTTGGCGAACCGGATGTTCTTGTGCCGGACATAGGCGCTGATCATCGGCCCCGGTGGAATACTCCCCTTGAACAACCCGCGCGGCCACACGCCGAAAATCTCGCGGTAGGTATGATCGGCAAATCCCTGTTTCTTGCCGCGCTCCTCGCAGATGCCGACAAGCTCGCTGTAGACCCGCTGCTTGCCGAGCTTGCGGAGCAATTCGACGACTGGCGTAGTTGCGCCGCCGATCTCCGCCAAGTCTCCATCGCCAACCGATACGCCAGTGCGGGGCGGTGCCACCGTTCCGCAACATGGGCACTCACGCATCAGCGCCGGGATCAGCGCCGCGCATTTCGTGCACTCGCGCGGCTGGGCGAGCTTGCGTTCCTTTGCCTTGCGTTCGCTGGCCGACTGCGGCCGGCCGTCGTCGAGACCGTCGTGGTCGATGTCCGTGACCATGCCGAGCCGAAGATGGGTATCGGAATGGTCGAGGATGATCGCATGGTCCTTGCCGTCAGCCGTCCTCAGCGCGCGGCCGATGATCTGCACGAACAGCATATCCGACTTCGTCGGGCGAGCGAGGATCAGGCAGCGCACATCCCAATCGATGCCGGTGGTCAGGCACCCAATGTTGCAAACCACCTTCACGTCACCGGCCGCCAGTCGTTTGCCGATGGTCTCGCGTTCCTCCCGGGGCGTGTTGGCGTCGACGTAGGCGGTCGGAACACCTGCCTCGGTGAACTGCATGGCCAGCAATTGCGCATGCGCCCGATTGACGGCGAAGCACAGCGTGGGGCGGTTTTCACCACGAGCCAGCCACTGCGTCACCACGTCGGCCACGAGATGGGCTTTCGACATCGCCTGCGCGAGGTCGCCCTCGTGGTAGTCGCCGGCCACGGTGCGAACGCCGGTCAGGTCGGGATGGCTCGGCGCGAACACGCGGAATTTCGACAGCATGCCGAGGTCGATGAGTTCCTGCGTCGAGGTCGGCTTGATCAGGTGGTCGAAGCGCTTGCCGAGGCCCTTGGCCCATGGTGTCGCCGAAAGACCGATGAACAGCTTCTCGGGGGATTCGTCCATCCAGGTTTGATAAACCTTGTGCATCACGTGGGCTTCGTCGATCACCACGAGGTCGACGTTGGGCCGGTCGCGGCGGGCGAGCGATTGCGCCGTGGCGATCTGCACCGGGGCGCCGGGTCGCTTCCATGGATGGTCGGCCTGGATCACGCCCATGTCGGCCGGGCTGACCCCGTTCTCGACGAAGCGCTCGAAGGTCTGATCGACGAGGCTGATCGAAGGCACGCAGAACGCCAGCGATTTACCCTTGGCGCGAGCACCGGCGACGATGTGGGCTGCGATCACGGTCTTGCCCGCACCGGTGGGAGCCTGGAGCATCGGGCGGCGATGTCCATCCACGATCGATTGCTTGAGTTCGTCGATGGCTCGTAGCTGGTGGGGGCGTAGCGGCTTCAGCGAGGTCATGGCAGCACCTCGCCCGTAGAGGTAGCGTCAATTCTTTCCTGGATGGAAGAATCCTCCAAGGAGGATACAGACTCAGAGACAGAGACAGAGCGGACTTCCGTGACTTCGACTGTGACCTGACCGTGACCGTGACGCTTCCTCGACCGTGACCGCCTCTTTCGCTCGTCTTGCGTGAGGTCTCGACCGTCCCACTGGAATTGCCGGCCGTCCCAATTATGAGGACGAATGGTTGGTGTCGTTCCTTGCATCTCGACGATATCGAGAAGCCCGAATTCGATAAGATCGTTCACGAGGTTTTCGACGTCCGTCCGTGAACACCGCATATAGAATGCGAGGTCTGGGATCGGCGGCAAAAATCCGCACGGGCTGCGCTTGGCGATCGCCAGAAGGCGCACCCATCCCCAGCCATGCCGATCACTCAAAAGTGCCGTCTTAGGGTCGTCGATAATCTCGACGTACATCCGATACCAGAGCGAATAGCGCGCTGATTTTGCCTTGATTTCGGCAGATTTATTCTGCATAACTACCTCGCTTTTGAATTTTTACCCCCGCGGCCCGGCAAGGCTGAGCGGGGGTTTTCTTTTCAGGCTTCGACGAGTTCTTTGGCTGGCTGCACCGTGGGCACCGATGGCCGGTTGCGGGGCTCTGGATGGCCCGTGCAGCGGTGCAAATGGGCTGGGCAGTAGGACGTGCCAACCGCTCGATTCAGGCCGCAGAAACCGAAATCGTGGGCTTGCGGATCACCGACCGGATAGCGGCAGTGCCAGGGCTCGAGGTCTGCGAAGGCTACGCGGGGAATGTCGTCAATGCTCGGAGGCGGTAGGGATGCCGGCTGCGGTTGGCCGTCGTGGTGGTAGCGCAGGCCGGTGACGCTGCCGACGCGGGGCGCCCGCTTGACGGGTTTCGGGGCTGGCGCGCGGCGTTCGTAGCTGCGGCGTGAGGCACCATCGATGGGGCGCAGCAACAGCGGGACGCCGATGCGGTGCAGCTTTCCGATCACGGCGTTTCGAGAAATCCCGCCCATGAGGTAGGCGATTGACGATGCCGAAAGCGGCGGGGCTGTTTGGCGAGCCAGCGTTTTGAGTTGCTCGATTTTGTCGGTATCCCAGATCATTGCAGAACCTCCGGGCGCCAAGGGGTGACAACATCCAACCAGCCAAGGGAGTTGGGCTTTGCGTGCCATCCCCACCGCTCGATCAGTTCCGCGGCAATAGATCGGCTGTGGTCATCGCAGGGCATGCGTCGTGTCCATGTGGGGCCGTGGATAACGATCTCTGCGTGGTCGCCCAGCGTGTTGATCTGGCCACGGTCAAGTGCTAATGTTCCGTCCATGTTGGCCCCTCCTACGGGCGCGTATGACGTGGAGCATGCTCTACGAGCTGTCTCCGTAAGCGCCGGTGGTGAGATCGAACCTCGCCATCGGCGCAACTGTTTCCAGTGTCCAGGTTGGGGCCGACCGCTTCAGTCAGCCGGCCCCGTCTGGAGGGCACCAGATGCCACCTTTCGGCAGCGGAGGATTGGCGGATCAGCAACGCCTGATTGAGGTCAGGGCTCATGCCTTGCGAACACGATCATCCACCAACCCGCCGATAACGACGGGCAGATACACAGACGCAACGGAACGGGGACGCTACTTTACGCGGCGGCGCGGTGGCCGTTTCCCTTTGACAAAGGGCGGCGCGGCTTACCCTCAGACATAAACGCTCGGATTCGGTCTGCCGTGTCGAGAGTGACGCTGCAACCAGCACGCAACCGGCGCACGAGGTGGCGATCGTTCAACGCGGTTGCGCCAAACGCCGTCGCGCTCATGTCGTTCTCGACGATGAACCGTTCGATGTCTGCGAGCAATTTGTCTGTCGATCTGGTCATGGATGCACCATAGTGTGACATTGTGCACGGGTCAATGATTTGCTGGTTTGTCCACAGGAATGTTGAAATTTACATTTTTGTGTTGACGGGTGTGATTTCTCGCATTAGGTTGCATCTATCACCGCCGCAGACAACCGCTGAAGAGGTTGCCGGGAAGGAAAATGTTCGCCGCACGGAAGATCTCGGCGCGGCGGTGATGCTGAAACAACAGGAGACGGCCATGTCCATCGAAGTCACCAGCGCCGAACTGATCCAGGCAAAGCGGGCTGTGCTGGTGATGAACGACATGACGAAGCTGGCTTTTTCGATGGCGTCGAAAACAATGCCACTAGAAGTCAAGAAAGACATTTTGGCTTTGACGAAGCTGCTCAGGAAACTGGATGCCGTAGCCAAGTAGGCGCGGCGGTGATGCTCACACAGAGGGAGAGGCTAGATGGCTCAGAACCCATATTTCGACGCGGCAGCACTCAATAGAGCCTTCGATGCACAGCTTGCCGCCAGTCGCGCGTACCTTCGCGGATGTCACGCAATGAACGGCGCCGCTGAACTTGAACGTGCTGCAGCTCGAGCCGACGCCATCGCCCTGTTGACGGTTCTGGAAGAGACAACGCAATCCCGCTCCGTTGCCGAGCGCTGCGCCAAGGCTAAGCAGGTGCTGGCATGAGCAAAGATGAGGTTCCAATTCCTCCGCTGGCAATAATTTTTATGCTTGTTTGCCATGCATACGCCGACCCTGGATATCAGTTGGGCCAAGCACATTGGAACAGCCCATCGGGCCAAAAATGGAGGACATGGCTCATGGCTCACGACCTTATCGACATGGACCACAAATCTACCGAACGCGGCAAGGCTTGGGTAGATTTCATCTGCGCAACTCCGCTCCCTGAACAATGCTGGAAACTACCAAAAAGGGCCACGTCATGACCTACCAATGCGACTGGAGCCTTGAGCTTCCCGTACTAGTCGGCGGACGTGTCGTTTCCTACTGCCCCGACGTTGAGTGCATCCTGTCACTCGATGAGCGCGGCGATCTGTTCAAGGTGGGGTTCCGGGAACACGGCAAGCCCAAGGATGCGCCGATCTGGCTGCACTCTGGAACGGTGTTTCGCATCGCTCAAGAAGCGCTGGAAGACAACCGAGATCACATCATGGAACTCTGCGAGATCCCGTCCGACGTGCGGTTTCCTCCGGTGGAGCGTCCCGAATACAGCGGACGCGAGTACTTGCCGGCAATGCGGATTTAGTTTCTTCGCCCTCTAGGGGAGCGAAGGGGACCGGGCGCGCGAGCCTAAGTCGCGTATCGTTGCGGGGCGTTAAGCCCGGTCCATAATTCAATCAGTAACGGAGTTGAGAAATGGCGAGGACGTATAAAAAGCCAGCGACAGTAACCGCAGCATTGCGGGGCCAATTGGTCGAATACCGAGTTCGAGATCGAGAACTTCGACGGCGCTATACGCAAATTCGGTGGGAACTCAGATCGGTAAAAGCGAGGCTCAATGATCTACTCCATATTGCGTCGGTCGCTGGTGTTAGCGTTCCTGATCATTGCCGTGGTCAAGCTCCATCCAGTGACGCCAGAGCCAGTTGATCGAGGCCACCAGTGGGACTGTGAACTGTGGAGGTACTGCGAATGAAACGCATCGGCTTTCTGATCGCGCTTCTGATGATGGGTCTGCTGTTTGCCATCCTACACGCCACAGCGCCGACAGGTCCAAACGTATACCGGAGTGCAGTGAGATGAGAGATTTCGAGTATTTCGGTTACCTGCTGATGCTTCTCGGCGCTGCCCTTGTGATCGGTCCACTGATCGCAGACGCGCTGGTCAAACGTAGCGGGTGGATGTGATGGCAGTCATACCAATGCCGCGGTTCCTCCGGCGCCCGCAAGTCGCACCAGACAAGCAGCTGGCGATGTCGGTCGAAATGCAGGCGATGGCCGGCATGGAAGAATGGCTTGCCACCGTGGAGAGCGAAGAGGGCAAGCTCCGGGTGCTGTCCTATTTCATGTGGAGGCTCAAAAGCGGCGACAGTCCGAAGATCACGGATTGGGTCGAGAGCATTGCCGAACAGTCCACCATGATGGTGAGCAAGAAACACGGATTTTCGGAGGGCGTGGAATGAGCGAAGTTGCCAAACTTGAGCCGATGCCGAGCGCGCCAGCTGCACAGTCTGACGGCGCTGTAATCTTGACTATGATCGACAGGCTTCTCGCGCGTCCTGATGTTCCCGTCGAGAAGCTGGAACAGATGTTCGCATTGCATCAAAAGGTGCAGGCAGAAGCGGCGCGGCGCGCATACTTGGCCGCGTTCGCAGAGCTACAATCGACGTTGCCTGCGGCCACACGAGCCGGCAAGGGCCACAACGCGAAGTCATACGCTCGGTATGAGGACGTTGCCAACGCGCTGCGTGAACCGTTCTCGGCGCACGGGTTCTCACACTGGTTCTCAATCGACCAGACCGGCGACAAAGTGAAGGTGACGACGTTTCTCGGCCACGCTGCCGGCCACGTCGAAAGCAGCAGCCTTGTCCTTCCGCTCGATACCAGCGGCGGCAAGACTCCGATGCACGCGCTCGGATCGTCAGTGTCCTACGGCAAGCGCTATGGCCTGCTCACGGTGACCGGCATTGCGACCGAAGACGACGACGGCAAGAAAGCGGGCGCTGGCGCATTCATCACGGAAGAACAGCAAGCCTCGCTGCGCCAGCTACTCGACGCCACAGGTTCGGACATCGGCCAGTTCCTCCAGTTCGCCAACGCCGACAACATGGCCGAGATCCCAGCGCGAGACTATGCGCGGCTGCACGGCTTGCTGACGAAGAAAAAGGCACAGAAGGGGGCCAAGTGATGGCTGACGGAACCACATCGACAGAACTCGTGAGCATCCCGAAGGCAGACGCCTTGACGGTGTTCACCACGCCGGAACAAATCGACCCGATCCTCGCGCGCATCCGGCAGGAAATCGACGCGTTCGTGCCGGACATCTCGTCGAAGCGCGGTCGCGACAACGTGGCCTCGATGGCCTACCGCGTCGCGCGCTCTAAGACCTATCTCGACGGCGTCGGCAAGGAACTCGTCGACGAACTCAAGGACGTGCCGAAAAAGATCGACGCATCGCGCAAGCGCATTCGCGAGACGCTGGACGCGTGGCAGAAGGAAGTGCGCCGTCCGCTGACCGAATGGGAAGACGCCGAGGAAGCGCGAGTCAATAGGATCAAAGGCATCCTCGCTGAGCTGCAAGCGGTCATTGATGACAAGGTGGAGCGGCCGGCGCTGATCATTCGTGAACGTCTGGCTGAGGTGAAGGCCGAGGCCATCACGGAAGAGCGGTTCGGCGAGTACACCGGCGCAGCAGCCGAACTGAAGGACAAGGCGATTGCTGCGCTTGAAGTCCAGATAGCCACGGCCGAGAAGCGGGAGGCTGACGCGGCCGAATTGGCGCGGCTGCGCGCCGAGGCGGAAGTCCGCGCACAAGCCGAGCGGGAGGCCAAGGCCAAGCAGGACGCCGAGGATCGCGAACGGCGCGCGGCGGAAGCGGCTGCGGCGGCAGAGCGTGCCAAGGCAGAAGCGGCGGCAAAGGCCGCAGCGGAAGCCGCAGAGCGCAAGGAACGCGAGCACAAAGCAGCCATCGAAGCGGCCGAGCGCAAGGCCGTGGAAGCGGCGGCACGGGCCAAGGCGGAAGTCGAGGCTGGAATTGCACGCGAAGCGGCAGAGAAGGCCAAGCGCGAAGCCGACCGTGAGCACCGCGCCACGATCAACCGTGCGGCGCTGGCGGCATTTGTCGAGGCCGGGATTGCCGAGGACGTTGGCAAGCAAGTCGTGACGCTGATCGCTGCCGCCAACATTCCCCACGTCACGATCAACTATTGAGGCTCGCCGTGAAGATCATCGACTGCGAGCAAGGCACGCCAGAGTGGCACGCTGCGCGTTGTGGCAAGGTCACCGGCTCCCGCGTTGCCGACGTGGTGCGCAAGACGAAGAGCGGCGTGAGCGCATCCCGCGCCACCTATGCCGGGGAACTGGTAGCCGAGCGGCTGTCTGGCTATCAGGCGTCGTCGAGCTTCAGCACGCGGGCAACCGAGTGGGGCAAAGAGCAGGAAGCCACAGCGCGCCAGCTTTACGCGCTGATGACCGATGCCGCTGTCTCAACTGTCGGGTTCGTCGATCATCATTCGATCGAGTGGTCTGGCGTCTCGCCTGACGGTCTGGTGGATGACACGGGGCTGGTGTCGTTCAAGTGCCCCAACAGCTCCACCCATATTGCCACGCTTCTCGGCGCACCGATCGAGCCCGATTACGTCAAGCAGATGGTGTGGGAGATGGCTTGCACCGGCCGGCAGTGGTGCGACTTCGTTTCGTTCGATCCGAGGTTGCCGCCGGAAATGCAAATCGAGATCCGGCGCGTGCACCGCGATCCGGTCGTGATCGCGGAACTCGAGATCGAGGTTCGGAAGTTTCTCGGGGAAGTCTCCGACACGGTTGACCGTCTCGTAAAGCTGTACCGAACGCCGATGGCAGCGGAGTAGGTCGATGACCGTCACCGTCTTCGACCACTCGTTCATTCGGTATTGGGCGCTACGCGGAAAGACCTACGACGAGATATCGAGACGGCTGGCGAAGCACGGCGGCACACTGACACCGCATAATGTCCTGATGATCCTACTGGAGATGAGCAATGAGCATCAGCGCGAGAGCACTAGGCGTCACGGCGCATTGCCCAAGCTGCGGCGTTGACCTGTCACGGCAAGAGCGCAGAAAACCGCGCTCGGTTCCGCAAAACAGGCGATTCTTCGCAATGATCCGCGCGGCGTTCTCGCACTGGCCTGGTAGCCATCGTTTTACACCGTTCAACGAGGACCATCTGCGTAAATGGCTTCAAGCCAAAGCCGGTCACGCCATAATAACAACGGTAGACACTGCAGGCATGGAAACCAATCAGGCGATCATATCCGTCGCGGCAGCTCTAGCCGCGGTGCGAGACTATTCGTTTACGCACGCCGCTGACGGCAAGTTCTACATCTTTCAGTCAGAGAGCATCAACTTCGACACGCTGCCGCATCTGGCCGCCTGCGCTTTGTTCGATGCCGTGGCCGACACGATAGAGGTCGAGACTGGATTGAAGGTCGCAGACATCATGCCGCCGATCCGGGAGCGCAAGCCGTCGAAGGTCGCGACGTTTGCGCAGGTGCCGCTATGAAACGCAACAGCGAGAAGGCACGCCGGATCTGCGTCGACACTCACGCCT